GAGAGTGTACATAAAATTTTAGAAAAAGGATTGTTTGATAATCGAAATAAATTTAGAGCATTGGCTCTTGATATTGAAAAAATGCCTTATCTTCCTGATTCAGCAAAACAATCAATGAGAGAAAAACAAAAACAAATATTAGCAACAATAAAAAATATAAGTCATGACATGAAAGAACTAGGCCTTGAAACACAAGTTATTAGAGATAATGGCATAGGTTTTGTTAAATATGGTAAAGGTTTCAAAACACCTCAGCAACTATTAGATTCTATAAACGAAGAACAAAACTTAAAGTATTTAACAAGTAAAATGTCTAGAAGTGTAGCAACTGAGGAGGATAGGTTCTATCTTCCTGTTGGATATAAAGAAGGGGGTTTCGCTTCGATCGAAGAAGTGCTAGAATACTGATATGGCTGATGAAGATATTTTTGATGTAGAGGGTTTAGCTAAAGGACTTATAAAAGGACTTGATACCCCTAAAGATCTTTTAGTTGATTTCCCGTTAGGCGTGGTTCAAGCAGGAGCTAACATTGTTCGTGGTGAAGATATATTAGAAGACTCTTTACCTAACGTTCCTGGATTTGAACAAACTATTCAGTTCATGGGAGATTTAGAAAACTCAGGAGATAATCTTGAAGAATTATTAGGAATGGGGACATCGACTATTGGCTCTTCTGTTGCTCTTGTAAAAATACTTGATCAGATAAAAGCTAAAAACCCTAAATTATTTAAATTTCTTCGTAAGGCTTATCCGTTTTCCGTGGGCCAATTTTATGTAGCTATGAAAGCTCAACCAGATGGTCCAGGCAAAATTAAAAAAGTTCTTAATGCTTTAAAAGGAACACTACCACAAGGATACAAAGGAGACAAAACTGGAAAAACAGTTATTAAAAAAGTTTTACCTAATCTATTACGTCTATCAGGTATAGGAGGACTTCTTGGCTCTTTAATGACAAAAGAAGCAAACCCAGACGGGGATTTTTACGTCGACTCTCAAGGAAATAAATATCCTTTCGGTTTAATAAATGAGTTTTATACTTTTGATGAAGAAGGGGAACTAGTACCAAAATCACCATTAGATAAGTTTGTAGAACCAGAGCCAGAACCCTCAGAAGGAGAAAAATTTACAGATGAGTTTTTGTCCGAGGACCGCGGTGCATTATTAGAAGGTGCCAATAGATTAGCTACAGGAGGAGAACCTCAGTTAGTAGAAAATATTTTTGAAGAAACAGGATCTAACGAACCTGAAGGAATACAAGTAGCGGGTGGTTTTAAAGAATTGTTTGGTAAGGCTCCTATATGGGCAGCAGCAGGTGTAGACAAAGCAAAGACCCTTATTCAAGAATTTACAAAGAATGAAAAAAAGAATATGGAAAATATATCCAGTAAACTGGGTACAGAAGCAGAGGTAAATTTTAAAGAGGACATTGATATTCTAGACACACCAACAGGAGAAACTGCTGTAGGCTCAATCAAGAATAAAAAAACAATTATAGATTCACCTGAACCAAATGAATCTATATTTTACTCGGGCCTCGAAGCACGGCTCATGGACCCCAACACACCAAAGACATTTAACAGTGTAGATGAATTTTTTACTTTCATGAACGCAAAAGGTGTTTCTCGACCAGAGGTCGAAGACAATTTATTATCTAACTTTTTGGAAGCAGCAAAAAAAACAAACTCTGCTGTTACAAAAAAAGATTTATTAAGCATTGTTCGTAAAAGCCCGATGCGTAAAATTCAAACAGTTACGTACGGCGGTGCACGATATGGCGGTGAAAAGAGAGCTAAATATGATGGCTATCAAGAACCTGGGGCTTTACCAGGCTCATATCGAGAAGATGTTATTTTTCTTGATCCCGAGAATATTCCTTTTGATCCAAAGGTATTACCTAAATCAGGACATGACTTTGCAGAAGATTATGTTTTGGCGTGGTCTAGAAAAACAGATCGTAATGCAACATTACCTGTAGAAAAAACACCACAAGGGATTGAGTTATCTGTTGACCCTGCTATGATCAGAACACTCAAACGTAATCAAACAAAATTAAAAAATCAATTAAAGGGACTAGAAGCATCGGCATATGAAAAAATACGACGAGCACCAACTCAAGATCTAACTCCAATTGAGGAGATGAACCCAAGAATGATTACAGAAACTATTAATTCACGAATGACGTTTCTAGAAGAACTTGATGCGCCGCTCGCTAATCAAATACGACAATTTAGAAGTAAAATACAAAATGATAATGTTAAGTTAGAAGAGATGGAAGCATCAACAGTAGGAAAGAAAGTCGTTATAACTATGGCAGACGAAATACAATCCGATATTTTACAACAAGCAAAAGAAATGGAAAATAATTTACGTAAGTCTTTAGGTGATTTAATTGATGCGAGTGCAGAAAAAAGAAGACTGGCAATAGCTCAAGCTGACTACAGCAGCCCCCTTAGAGATATAGATCCTGCCGTTGCAGAATTTTATTTAAAAAATAAAAATGTGTTTAGGCCTTTGTTTAAAACAGATGAGGACATGCAACAGTTTATTGATGAGTTTGCAAAAACAAAAAATGTTTTTGAAGAACTAGCTGAAGCGGGTCCAAACGCTACTGATGATTTACGCAACAGAGTAAGAGCTGCTTACAAAAAAGAAACAGAATTATTAAGTACCTTAGAAACACAGCTATCAGAAGATTCTATAAAAAAACTTTTTCCTAATGTTCCTTTTAAAAACAGAACAGAATGGGGGGAATTAGTTATTAAAAGTGATTTAGCTAACGCTGCTAATTTATTATACGGTCATTCGGATAAGATACCTGATGCTGCACAGTGGTATGCTATATCTCCTGCAAAATTTATTAAAAAACGTTATGAAAGTATGGGTTTAAATAAAGGCGGAACAGATACACCTATCGAAGATAGAAAGGCTGCAAAAGAAGCAGGGGAACAATTAAAAGGAATCGGTGTAGAAGAATTTTATGGAGGACCTGAAAGTGTTGATCCTAAAGGTAAACACTATACTTCTGTGTTAGAAAAAGCTTTAAAAAGAGCAGCAAAAGAAAATAATTCTGAGTTTAAAATAATAGAAGTAGAGGGCATGGGAAAAGTTTACGCTGTTAAAATTACACCAGAGATGCTACTACCACATAAAACTCATAGAAAAAAAGGAGGGATGGTGTATACTCCCGAAATAATTGATATATTTGAGGCAGCATAATGGCAATTGACAAACCTTTAGGATTTATACCAGCTCAAGAGGAAGCAATCGAGCAACTAACAGAAATGCAGATTGAAGAATCTATGAGTGATGACAACGTTACAATGATGGAAGACGGTTCTGCTCTTATTGGTGAGCAAGAACAAGTTGTTACTCCATCTTTTGACATGAACATTGCGGAAGTTTTAGATGATGATACTCTAAACATTATATCTAGTGAGTTACGTCAAGCATTTGAAGACGATAAAGCATCAAGAAAAGACTGGGAAGAAACATATAAAAAAGGATTAGATCTTCTTGGATTTAAATACACAGAGAGATCACAACCTTTCCAAGGTGCGAGTTCCGTGACACATCCTATGTTGTCCGAAGCAATTACACAATTTCAAGCACAGGCGTATAAAGAATTATTACCAAGTGGTGGACCTGTAAACACACAAATTTTGGGAAACACTTCAATACAAAAAGAAGAACAAGCTCAACGTATTAAAGATTTTATGAATTATCAGATTACGTATGAGATGGAAGAGTACGATCCCGATATGGATTCATTATTATTTTATCTACCACTATCAGGTTCTGCTTTTAAAAAAGTTTACTATGATGATGGATTAGGAAGAGCAGTATCTAAATTTGTACCGAGTGATGATTTGTATGTACCTTATCAAACAACAGACTTTCCTTCCTGCGAAAGAGTAACACACGTTATTAGAAGAACAAAAAATGATATAACAAAAATGCAAGTAGCTGGAATGTATAGAGATGTAGATTTATCTGTTCTTAATAATGAAACAGCGCTGCAAGAAGAAGAAGCGAGACTTTCTGGTATTAAGAAAAGTTATCATGATGAAGACTATCAATTATTAGAGATGCATGTAGACTTAAATATTGAAGGTATTGATAGTGAAGATGGAATTAAAGTTCCTTACATTGTAACAATTGATGAAGGCTCATCAAATATTTTATCTATATACAGAAATTACGAACAGCAAGATGAGAGACAAAAAAAACGTCAGTATTTTGTTCATTATAAATTTTTACCTGGTTTTAGTTTTTACGGCTTTGGTCTTATTCACATGCTCGGTGGTTTATCAAGAACGGCAACTGCTGCACTTAGACAACTTCTTGATGCAGGAACATTATCTAACTTACCTGCTGGTTTTAAAGCTAGGGGACTTAGAGTTGCAGATGACGATACTCCTTTACAACCAGGAGAGTTTAGAGATGTAGATGCACCTGGCGGAAGTTTACGGGAAGGGTTAGTTCCTCTACCTTACAAAGAACCAAGTGGTACGTTATTTCAACTACTAGGTTTTTGTGTAGAAGCAGGATCTAGATTTGCTGCTGTCGCTGATCAAAAAGTAGGAGACGCTGCTCAAGCTGGAGCACCTGTTGGAACAACAATGGCGTTGATGGAACGTGGTGCGCGAGTCATGAGTGCTATACACAAGAGATTACACTATGCACAAAAAATAGAATTTAAATTATTAGCTAAGATTTTTGCAGAATCTTTAGATCCACAGTATCCGTATGAAGTTGGTAGTGATCAAATACAAGGTTTAAAACAATCTGATTTTTCAAAAGATATTGATATTATCCCTGTATCAGATCCGAATATTTTTTCTATGGCACAACGTGTTACGTTGGCACAAACACAATTACAATTAGCTCAAGCTGACCCTGCTTCACATAACATGTATGAAGCCTATAGAAGAATGTATCAAGCACTTGGTGTAAAAGATATTGATGTTTTACTTCCCGTTCCTGCACAACCTCAACCGATGGACCCTGGCACAGAGAATTCAGGTGCTGTAACTGGACAACCTCTTGTAGCATTTAGAGGACAAAATCATAACGCTCATCTTGATGCTCACAGAGCATTAATGTCATCGTTCTTAGTAAAAAGTAACCCTCAAGTTATGGCTATTTTACAATCACATATTATGGAACATGTTAGTATACAGGCAAGAGAAGAAGTTGAAGAAGAATCTAAACCTGAAATAGATCAAATAACAGCTCAATACGGCGGTCAAATACCAGAAGAGCTACAATTACAGGTTCAAGAACGTATTGAAAGTCAAGTTGCAGAAAAAGTTGCAGAAATGACTGATGAAATGGTTCAAGAAGAGGCAGAAGCGGTGCAAGAAATGAATGAAGATCCACTTGTAGGGCTAAAACAACAAGAAATTGACCTCAGAGCGCAAGATATACAAAGAAAAGCTATGGTTGATGAAGCTAAAATAGGTATTGATGAGAAAAAATTACAACAAACAGCAAAAATAGCGCAAGACAGGATAGATTCACAAGAAGATATTGCACAATTACGTGCAAATGTTAATCTATCTAAACAAAATGATAATAATGTTAAGCGCAACAGATAAATTACAGGAATATTTTAACGAATTAATGAATTTTTCCGACACAGCAGTGACAAGTCAAGAAGAACAGATACTTTTAGCGGGCGCAATGATGGGTGTAGCTAAAATGTTGTACCATAACAACCTTACTGAACAAGAATATGATAAAATTATGAATCATAATGGAAGAGACTTGCTAAACTTACTAAAACCAACTATACATTAATTATTATGGGCAAAGAAAAATTAAAAGAAGAAATAGGTAAAAATCCAAAAATGGGCGGAAGATTTACTGTAGACGATGCAATTAGAATAATGGATGATGTGAGCGCATCAAAGGTAAAAATGGCTTTTAACGAGGCTAAAGCTGCAAAACCTTCAGGAAGAATAAATATAGATGACGTGGAAAGAGCGTTAGCTAAAATGAATAAAAATTTAGGTAAAGCTAAAGGCGGTTCAATAAGCAAATTAAAAGCAGGTGGATTTCCCGATCTATCAGGCGATGGTAAAGTTACAAAAAAAGATATTTTAATGGGTCGTGGTGTTGTTAAGGCGGCTAAAGGTGGTCTAGCAGGTAGACTGGCTCAACGCGGTTACGGAAAGGCAAGATCATGAAGTTTAAAAATGCAAAAATGAAAGAAGTTCCTCAAAAAAACTCTTTTCCAAACTTACAAGTTTCATCTGATGCTGCAATTGTTTACTCTCCTTTTGTTGTGAAAAAAAACAAAGGTTCTGGCCCAAAAGGACAGACAAGCAACGCGCAGATTAAAAAGGTGGCTTTTAAAGGCGTAAAATAGTATAATTCGCACTTTAACAAAGGAGGTTCTATGAACTTACTAAAAGATCTATGGTCACATATTAAAGAGTGGTCAGAGTGGAAAATGAAAGACTGGAT